CGCCCAGGTCCTTGAGCTGCTGCTTGTATTTGTCGACCGCTTCCCAATTGCGATTGAGCGCGGCCCAGACAAGCTGCAAGGCCGCCACCGTCGCCTGGAAGGCCGCGATGATGACCTTGACGCCCATCTCGAGCGCCGCCCAGGCCGCCTTGACCAGGCCGATGGCAAAGCTGAGGCCCGTGTTGCCGGCCAGGGTGTCCGCCAGGTAGGCGGTCGCGTCAATAGCGGCCGCAAAGGCCTGGACCGCCAGGTCGACCCCATTCTTGACCAGGTCTCGAAGGAGCTCGCCGGCCTCGCTGAACTTGCCGCCGGTGCCAGCCACGCCGGCGCCCAGCTCGGCCACGAAGTCGGAGAACTTCTGGATGGCCGCCGTCACCACCGGGTTCTCGATGACCAGCCGGCCAATCTCCTCCTGCAAGTCGCCGAAGGAATTCTGCGCCGCCTGGACGCTGCCGGCGAAGGTGTCGCGCATGGCCTCGGCGCTGCCACCGAACTGGCGCTCGAGCTCCTGAAGAATGACGGTCTGGGCGCCGGCCATGTCGCCGGTGGCCTGGAGCTGCTTGATGACCGCCTTCTGCTCCTCGCTGAAGGTGATGCCGACGCGCGTCAGCATACTCAGGCCGGTGGCCGGGTCGTTGAGCGCCTTGCCGAGCTGGAGCGCGGAGCTCTTGAGGTCCATGCCCATGGCCGTCGCAACATCCAGCGCGACCTTGGTGGTGCGCTCGAAGATGCCGCCGGAGCCGCCGATGTTGGTGAAGGTCAGCAGCAGGTTCTGCATCCCGATGACGGCCTCGTCACCGAACTGCGTCGACCGCTGCATCTCGGCCGCCATCGTCTTGAGCTGCTCGGCGTTGAGGCCGGCCGCCTCACCCGTCGACCGCAGCACCGCGTCAAGCTGCGCCTCGACTCGAGCTTGCTCGGCCGCCAACTGAATCGGCTGGCGCATGACGCCGGCCAGCTTGCCCATCGCCGAGGTCATGCCCCCGACGATGTTGATGCTGTTCGAGATAATCGAGGTCAGCTTGAAGGTCGAGTCAATCAGGGAGTCGGTCGTCTTGGCGACCCCCTTGATGACCTTCGACGCCCGGTCCTTACCGACCAGGACGAAGTCGTGCTGCGTCTTTGCCCCCATTCTCAGCTCAGGAAGGCGCGCCCGATGTCGACGACGCCCTGGACCCCTTTGCCCTTGCTGGACTTCAGGAACCTACTGAGCTGCCGCGACGCCGTGGATTCGGCCTCCGCCTTCCACTCTAAGAGAATCTCGGCCTGGATAACAGAGCAGGACCAGAGCTCCGAGAACGGCATGAGCTCGAGGAGCTCGAGAATCGACGACCTATGCAGTACCGGCCGACAGAAACGGCTGCGCGGTCTGGACCACCTCCTGGACCTCAGCCATCGGGATCTGGTCAATAAACTCACGGAAGGTCCCGGTGTAGCCGCCGCGCGAGGCCGAGCGCCAGGACAGGACCAGGCTCGCCTTGAACGGGTCGGCATCCTCGAGGCTGCTGCCGAGCTCGGCCACGGCGTCGATGAGGTCGCCGGCCATGATCCCCGAGAAGGTGAGGTCGAGGCCGGTCGAGAGGGTCAGCTTGGCGCTATCGGACATGGGCGGCAGTCTACACGGAAAACAGGCCGCCCTCAATAGAGCGAGGCCGGCCACCTCGCGGCAGCCGACCCCCTTACTCTCTTCCTTCCTGGAGCCTAGTAGCCGTTCGCTAGGTCGTTGCTGTTGGTCAGCACCACCTGAGCCAGGTAGTCGGTCGTGCCGGCGTCAATAAAGGCCTCCCACTCGACCGTCACGCGCTGGACGCCTGGTCCGTCGACATGGCTGGTCGGGTTGGCCGTGATGACCGCCTTGGGGATGGTGACCGCCAGGGTGCAATCGTTGGTGCCGTCGTTGCCGGCGATGCTGTAGGTCATCGCAAAGCCGGTCTGCGTACGGTAGGCGGCCGTGAAGGTGTCGAACGCGACGCTGGTCTCATTGAGCGCGAAGGTCTCAAAGCTGCCCGTGACCTTGGCAAAGCCATCGAGCTGCGGAGCCTTGATGGTCGAGCTGGCGATATCCTGCACACCGATGCGCGGCTGCTCAAACTTGACCGAGGCGTTGGCGACATCGTAGGTCACCGAGTTTACGGTCAGGAAGGCCGTCGAGCTCTGGTAGGGTGCCACCACCAGCGGGTTGTTGCTGGGCTCGGTAAAAGTCAAGTTGGTCGTGTTGGCCGACTCCTTGCCGATGAACTCGGTGGTGAGCTCCATCGGCGCGTTGTAGGCGAAGGTCATCTCGGCGCTGACCGGCTTGAGGCCCGTGTAGCCCACGGCGCCGGTGGTGCCGCCACGGTCGACGACGAGCTGGAGCCCCTTGTTCTCAGGCGCGGCCTGGTCGTTGATGGCGCCGCCGAACTCGATGGTGTGGGCGTAGGGGCCGGTGCCGGACTTGGTGCTGTTCTCGCCGCAGAGGTGGCTGAAGATGGCCCACCAGGCCTTGCCGTTGAAGCGAGGGTGCAGCATGAGGCTGCCGGCCACGGTCTCGCTGAGGACCGTGATATCGCCCATGCGGAGGCCCGTCGACTCGAGGAACTCCGGCCGCAGCACCTCCTTCTCGGCGCTCAGAGACTCGGCGCCGCCCTTGAAGTCTGGCGTCTCGACGAGCGAGCTGGTCTTGAGCGCCTCCCCGTAGGTGGCCTCCTCGTAGAGGCCCAGGGTGGCCCCGATTCCGGTGTAGCGTGCCATTTTCTAGCTCTTGGACTTGGTGGTGGTCTTTTTGGCGGCGGCCTTGACGACCTCGAAGTCGGCCATGCTCGCCAGGTTGCCGTTGACATCGGCGTCGGAGGCCGGCACCTCGAGGGTCTCGCCGGGCTGCACCCAGCCATAGCCGGAGACCCGGATGGCGCGGTCGGTGATGTTCTTGAACTTCATCTATTTACCCAGGCGATCCTCGTAGAGGATGGTGTAGACCAGACTGACCTGGTAGACAGGCGGGTCGACCTCGAGGCCTTCTTCGACTGTAGAGCCAGACAAGAGGCAAGTCAAAGCAAGGCCGTCCAGGTCGATATTGTCGGCCAGGACCTCCTCAACATCACGCGCCAGGTCGTCGCCATCGCCGGCCAGGGTGCCGGTGGCCGGTCGACCAGCCACGACGGCGTCGACCTCGAGGGTCAGGGTGCGCTGGTAAATCGGCAGCGACAGGCCCAGGGTGTCGTCGGCCGGCACATCGTCGCTCGAGGTCCTGACGATCAGGAACGGCGCCGTCTGCACGGGCTGCTTTTCGCGCGAGTCATAGACCCGGCCAGACACGGCCGTCACGGCGTCGGTCAACAGGCTCACCACCTTCTCGCGGATGGTGCGGCGCGGATGGGTCGCCATTAGGCCGCCTCGGTCTCGAGGACCAGGACCGTCACGCCGCTGTTGTCTGGCTGCTTGACCAGGATGGTGAAGGACTTGGCGACCGAGCTCGTCGGAATCGCGTCGGCCGGGACGCTCACAATATCACCAGCGGAGAGCGCGCTCACCGAGATGGTGGTAGCGGTCAGGGTCGGGACCTGGCGGTCACCGAAGCCGAACTGCTCGCCATAGGCGTACTCGAAGATGGCCGCGAAGGTGGTGGCGCCGCTGGTCATATTGAAGGCGAAGTCGTCCACGCTGATTTGCGCGGCCGCATCGTCCTCATAAAACCGCGCCATGGCTTAGGCGTCGGCCTTCTTGCCGGCCTTCTTGGCTACTTTCTTGGCCGCCTTCTTGGCGACCTTCTTCTCCGGCTCGGCCAGCTCGGCCGCGCCGAGCGCGATGAGCTTGCGAGCTCGAGAATCGGGGAGGTCGTAGACCTTGCCGACCACGCTAGGGTGGCGGAGGCCGCCACCTTTGCCCAGGTCGAAGGGTGCGAGTGCTTTGACGAGCATGGGAATCAGAGGGGAGGGTGGTAGGGGAGGAGGCGCGCGGCCCCCTCCCCCGATGGATTAGGCGGTGAGGATGTCCTCGGCCTTGGCGAAGGACTGACCGTGGCGGAAGCCGATGTCCAGGTCCTGCATCCCGACCAGGCGGTAGGCGCCGAGGGTGCTCAGGCTGTACGGGTCCAGCATCAGGTCCAGGCCGCCCCACATCGCCACGATGCACTGAGCGAAGTCGCCCAGGACCGCAGCGGAGCAGACGCCCGACGAGCTGCCCTTGGTCAGGTTGCTCGGCAGGTGGGTCGAGGTGAGCACAGGAAGGCCGTCGGCCATCATGTTCTCGATGAGGTAGCGGCCGACGCTGGTGTCCCACTGGGTGGTCTTCCACTTAGCGACGGTGGCCGGGTTGAGCACCCAGTGCAGGTCACCCAGGACGGCGTTGTCGTTCTGGATTTCGCGCAGGTAGGTGACCATGGTGTCGGCAGTCTCGGCGGCGCCGTTGGTGCCGTGGTCGATGTCGTTGACATCGGAAGCCGAGAGGATGCCGGTGGGCTCGCCGCTCGAGCCGGAGCCGTTCAGGATGACCTGGTCCAACTTGGTCGCCACCGCGCGCGCGATGTCGTCCATGATGAGCTGGTCAACCGAGGGGTCCGACTGGTAGAAGAGCTTGCGACCGATGTCCACGAAGGTTCCCATGGTCTCCGGCGCAAGAGCGACCTGGCCGATGACCGGGTTCGACTCAGCAACCGCCGTCGCCTCGTTGGCAACGAAGGCCGCGCTGGTGGCCGTGGTGATTTTCGGGACCTCGATGTCGCCCTGGATGCCGGTGATTTTGGTCGTCAGCGGGAACACGGTCGAGTGCGCGGAGAGCGCCTCGATGAAGTCCTGCTTGTAGGTGACGGTCTCGACGACGCCGGCGCCGGTGCTGACGCTGATGTCGCGCTGGAGATAGTCGAACGGGACGATGACGCCCTTGGCCTTGCGGCCCTGCTTCTCTTCGGCCGCGACCGAGCACTCAATCTCGAAGCCGGCCTCGTCGCGCAGACGCGCGTCGCCAGGGTTCGCCAGGTGGCGGAGCAGACGGGTGACGGAGTACCGCTTCTTCTCGGCGGCGCTCATGCCAATCTCGGCGGTGGCCGGAGCCGGCGCCGACTTCAGGCGCTCGAGCAGCTCGGCACGGAATGCATCGACCGACTGGCCTCCGGAGATAAACTCACGCGCCAGGCTGGTTTCGTTATGGGCAGCGCCCAGGGACTCGATGTCCTTGATGCGGTCGAGCTCTGCGGCGCGCGCGTCCAGGACGGGGTCTTGGTTTTCTTCTTTCACGACAATGACCTCCGGGGAGGGTTCGGGATTCTTGGGAATGGCCGAGCGGCCGATGCCGACGCTGTGGTCGGCGGGAATGCTGACGAACGAAATTTCGAGGGGCTCCCAATCGACGGCGCGATAGGTCGACTCCCCCTCATCCCGCTCCTCGCGGCGGACTTCGTGGATGACATATCCGACTGAGATATGCCGCTTCACTCCATCCTGAACATCGGCGAACACCTCCTGAGCGAGTGCGCTGTTGCCAAAACGCACCGACGCGCGCGCCACGCGGTCGTCTCCAACGGTGACCGATTCGATGACCCCAATGTGCTTGGCAGGGTCATGCTCGAGCAGTAGCGGCGCGCCGTCCTCGAGGCGCTGCCGGCGGATGCTGCTCGGCTGGTGGTCCAGGATCTCGACGCCCCAGCCGCGCTCGACCGGGCTCTCGGAGCTGAACGCGACCTGGACGGTGCGGGACTCCTCGTCGATGGCGCCCCGGCTGACCGAGAAGGTGCGGGTCAGGCGGCTGCCTTCCCAGGTATCTGCGGCGCCGGCGAGCTGGCCCCGCGCGACCAGGTTGGCCTGGCTGCGCTCGAGCTCCTCCTCCATGGCGGCCTCCTCGACCTCGGGGACCGGCTCCTCGGCCGGCTCCTCGTCCTCGGGCTTCGCAAAGGTGACCACGACGGCCTCGTCGGTCTCTTCGACCGCGACGACATGGCGCTGCTGCTCGCTTTCGTCCATGCTCGCACTATATGCCTCGGCCACCTCGGGGACAACGGCCCGGCCGGCCTTGTCCGGGTTATAGGCCCAGTTCCTGAGGCTGATGTCGCGCTTGCTCGGGCAGTCTCCCACCGGCTCGCCCTTTGGCATGGCCTTCATGCGCGCGATGAAGCTGATGGTGCGCTTGGCGTCCTCGATGTCGCGCTCGTCCCATTCGTCCTTGTTCTTTCGCAGGAGGCGCAGGTTGCGCGCGATGACGGCCGCCGGGTCGACGCTCGCCTTCCTCGAGCACTCATTCTCGGACCAGGCCTCGAGCTCGCTGGCGCTCATGTTGACCGAGGCGCGCCAGCTCGCAAAGACTGCGTCGAGCTCATCCATCGGCCTCTTCCTCCGCCTGTTCGCCAAACTCGCCCTTGGCCTGAGCCTCCGGGTCAATCATCGCCGGGTAGATGGGCATGGTCTGGCGCGGCGAAATGTTGACACCGAGCTCGTAGGCCTGGCGCTCCTCCTTCGCGAGGTCGTCCAGAATGTCGACGAAGTCCTTGCCCTGAGCGGCCGCAATCTCGCTGCGGCTCATGGTCCCCAGCGCGACGGCGCGCTCGAAGGCGGCCTGGTCCTTCTGCGGGTC